TATATACATTTAATATACTTTATTTTTACATTTTTATAATGTATAATATATGTATAAACCACATATATTCAAAGGAGTGATATTAATGCAAGTAATATCCATAATCAACCAAAAAGGTGGTGTTGGAAAAACAACCACCGCACATAATATAGCTTGTGGCCTACGTTTACAAGCTAAAAAAGTTCTATTACTAGATTTGGACTCACAATGTAATTTAACATTTGCTCTAAATGCAAAGTCTAAAAACAACATTTACGACGTACTTACTGGAAAAATTCCTATCAATGAAGCTATCAACAATGATTTTATTGCTGGTTCACAACACCTTGTTACTCTTCAAAACAAAAAAGGGGCAGAATGTATCTTAAAATATATTCTGCAAAAACTTGAACCTATATACGATTATGTAATAATTGATACACCACCAGCATTGGGTATAGTAACAATAAATGCTTTAACCGCCAGCGATTATGTAATAATAACCACTACATCTGATATATTTGCTATCCAGGGAATTAGATTACTCACAGATACTATTAATGCCGTAAAAAAAAATAGTAATCATAACTTAAAAATAATGGGGATTTTAATAACTAGATTTAATTCCCGCACTGTGATGGGCAAGTCATTGCGTAAAAGTTTAACAGATATAGCTACAAAAATTGGAACAAAAGTTTTTAATACAGCTATTCGTGAAAGTATTGCTATACGTGAAGCACAAACCAAACAAATGGATATTTTTTCTTATGCTCGCTATTCTACAGCTGGCAGAGATTATAAAAATTTAATAAATGAAATTATAAATGAAGGATGATTTTAATGGAACAAAAAGATTTTAGTAATGCTGCAGAATTCTTTTTTGATACAAATGAAAATAACAATACAACAACTCCAACAGAAGAAATATCTGAAGCTAAATATAATGTACGTGAAGTAATAAGTAAAAATGAAGAAAAATTAACTAAACGCGTACAGCTAACCATTTATCCAACTGCATATGAGCAAGCTAAACTAAAAGCAATTAGTGAAGGTCGCAGTTTTAATAACTATGTAAATGAATTAATATTAAAAGACTTATCCAAATAAGCTTATAAATATATAAAAAACAAGAAAGTCCTTGAGCAAAGTTCATCACTTCTCAAGGACTTTTTTTATCGCCTATATAAGCCATTATAAATTTAAATTAATATATTTATATCTAATAAAAATTTAAACAGCTCACAAACGATATTATTTTATAGCTTTTTGACAATCTTTATACCAAAGACATACATCATCATTACATTTTTCAGTTGCATAACAAGGATTATTTCCTTCTTGCTCCTGCAATATATGTATCATATCAGATTTTTTTATTTTCTTTGGTAGTTCTACTGCTCTACTTTTTGCTATATCTTTTATCTCTTTTACTGTTGGCATTTACTAACCTTCTTTCTATTAATATTCAAAAACTAGGCACTAATTTTAACTTTACTTCTAAACTTAAATAAAATACGCTTGGGAAGAATTGCGGAGCTTAGTTCAGGGTACAGTTATACCTTTAGCTTGTAAAAAACTAAAAAATATAACTGTTTTATTGCTTTTTTACGCCTGGTTTTCTTGCGTATGCCAGCCAGTTTTCTACCAGTCCCTGCTTTTACACAGGTAGGATATTTATGGTTACTTAATTGCCCCAACCACTAGATGTTTCCGTCTATTATCCCAATACGGCTTATAGCTTATTTATTTGCTACAATCCCAGTCTGCAACTTACGTTGCGTTTAACCACCGTTGTCTACTTTTAACCATATAAATATATTACTCAATAAAAAAAGCCGTCTAAACGGCTCTAATGAGTTTTTATTTACTTAGGCTTATTAAGGGAGTTTAACAACATTCCGCCCTCTTAGGTAAATGCAAACAGTAGAATATATTTGCACGCCCCGCCGATTTCCCTGCCTCCGCTGACGATACGGTGAATTACTTTCTGTAATTCTAGTTTATACACCTTGCCAAGTGTGGTTTCCCCTCCAAGAATAAGCATCTTGGCACGCTCCTGAAGTTTATTCCTTCAGGTGATTTTAGATATTAAAAAACACATCACAACATTTTTCATCATTTTTCCTATGTGGGAAAAATGGAATAATGCTATAATGTGCCTACTTAACCTACCTAAAATCATTTTTGTGATATCATATGTTGACATATCGCAAATACATAAGTATAATGAGTTTAGAAAGTAACTCGGACAACTTATTCGTGGTAGGTTGTTCGGCAAGACCAAACGTGCTACCAACACGTTTGGTCTTTTTTATTTCTAAAAACTTTTTATTCGATTGTTAAGAAAATTATCTACGCTTCTATGATATATTAATTCATAATAATTGTCAATTATATAAACTTAGAGTAGCCAAATGGCTACTCTAAGTTTATTTTCATCTGAAGATAAAATTAATATAAAAATGTTGTTAAGGCTTCTACTCTATTTATTATTTCTTTAATTGTTAAAGTATCTTCATCAACCGCCATATTCTTTGGTGTTATCTCCTTTAATGTTGCTTTCAAGATATCAGGTGTATAGTTATAATATGCTTCATCAGGATTGTTTTCATAATAATCAAGTTGATATTTTATAGCTATTGCAGCTAAATAACTAGCTTCTATTGCTGTAAAACTGCCTGTATAATCTATCATATTATCTAACAAATCTAATCCACTTATTTCACGTTTAATTCCATTAATTATTTTATTAGCCTTTGTAGGTTCTTTTTTTAAGATTTTAGAAAACTCTTTTATAATTTCCCATTCTTTTTCACTAGCTCTTAACTGTCTTTGTTTTCTTACTTCTCCCGCTGTTAGAGGTCGACCTGCGCCCTCTCTTTTTCCTCCCCATTTTGCTTTATCCGTCATATAATCACCTTCTAACAAAAAATAATACTAACCAAATCCTCAATTTCTATATTTATTATATTATTTAATCTTGATTTTGTCAACACATTTTCAAATAGATATAAAAAAATAAGCCCTATTATTAGCATTTTATCTATTAATAGGGCTGTTATATTTTCATAAATAAAACTAAAATCTATATTGTAAACCTATCGTGGCTGTATCTTCATCAAGATATAGCCACGTTTTATTTTTAGATATATACATACCTAAACTATCAGAACTAACACCTACACCAATAATATAATCATCTTTATTATTCTGTTGGTTGTTTTCGTATTTGTTCAATAATATTTTGGCATTCATCAAGGATTGATTCAAAACTTGAACTTGCGTCTGAAGCTGTTCCGATTGCATTTTCAAGTTTTGTACTTGTATTTTTGATGTCTGAAGCTGTTCCTGTAATGTCTTGTTTTGCTCCTTCAGCTTGCTCAAGTTCGTTGTTAATGCCGTTAATTGACTCTCTGTCACTATATACGTTTTCTCTTCTGCCGAACATGAAACCGATGAACAAACACAAAATAATAATACCGCCAAAAATAATAATTTTTTTAGCGTTCTTCTGTAAAAATTCCAATATTTCATACATCTATTTCTGTAATAATCGCTTCATTTCTGTTTTGTATTGTAATATCATCAAAATAAATATTATTATTCCCCTGCATGAAGCTAAATCTTTTAAATGTATTTTTTAAGCTTTCATTTGGGCATTTGGATTGCGTTACAATTCCTTCAATGCGTATTTTTTCCACTGTATTAAGTGGATTTCTAGAATATACTAAAATTTTCATTTTTATATCTCCTTTAAACGATTTAATGCAATATTATAGTATACTTCCGTTTTTTCTATTCCTATAAAATTGCGATTCTGTTTTTTAGCTGCTACTGCAGTAGTACCACTGCCCACAAATGGGTCTAAAATTATACCACCTTCAGGAACTATTTTTACAAGTTCTTCCATCAGAGCTGTCGGTTTACCAGTTATATGAAATTTATCCTTTTGCATTACCTGGTATCGTAAACAACCTGCATAAGGACCAGCATGGACTGCTTTTTTACATTTTCCCTTAGTTCCCCAAACTATATACTCGCATTGATGCCTAAAATAGCCTTTATGTGGGGCTCTAGCACATAATCCTTTATCCCATGCTACAACACCACGCCAAATTAAATCCGCCATTTGTACTGCATCTGTTGCTGTTGGTAATTGTCGCCAATCGCTAAACATTAAAAAATAACCATTATCTTTTAAAATTCGATGGCATTCACCAATCCATAATACACACCAATGTAACCAGGAACGGCTGTCTTTCGTATCACCTACAAAATCTGGTCTGTGTACTACTTTATTTTTTGCATATTTTATTGATGGTAATGCACTTTTTTCTCCTGTAGTTTTCCCACCACTAGCATATGGTGGATCTGTAATAACAGCATCCACACTGTTATCTGGTATTTGTCTTAATACTTCTAAACTATCACCTAAAATTATTTTATTTAAAAATTTATCCATAAAAAGACCTCCATTTGTTAGCTTTATAATTAATAAAAATTAACAATTATATGGAGGACTTTTATTAAATACTAAATAAAAATTATCTATTCTATTATTCATAGTAAATGTTACAATCAAGCTTCATATCGCCTATTGGCTCACAGTCTGTATATTGCCAAATTTTACATATACGGTCAGGATTTTCTACTTTAAAGCTATTTTCATGGTATCCATATTGAGCCGACCAAATAGGGACATCTTTTGGTAATGGTTCAAGGTCTATAACATTAGTAAGCCAGTTATAAGAAGAATATAATCCTACATAGTTGTAGCCAATTTCTCGCATTATATGAATAAAGTTTGCTATTGGATAAACTACATTTTGCCCACCAGTTAACATAGAATTATCTTCGGCATCATACCAAATTCCTAATGCTGGATTTTCCCCACGAATATATGTTTTAAGCCATTGGTCTACTGTATAAGCTTCACGTCTTGCCTCATCTATAGAACTTGCATGAGCATAATAATATACACCGTATTTTAAACCATAATTTACAGCATTATTGACGTGTTCAAAAAACATTTCATCAATATTAATTCCTTCACCAAGTTTAATAATCACGCCTTCAATACCTGCATTTTTTACTGCCTGCCAGTCAATATCTGTTTGCCAAGCTGAAATATCTATTACTTTCATTATTTGCCACTCCTTTTATTAAACTGGTCGAATTCGACCAGTTTGTTTAATTTAACTAAAAATAAATTAAATTTTAACTTAAATCTGCCAATAATCTACCGATTACCTTCCAATTAAGTCCTTTAACCGTGCAGGTTATAGGTTTTTACCATCTAATTACTGTCCAATTACTTTCCAATTATCTACCGATTAACTACCAATTATTTAGCTACGTTAAATGGGTTTTACAAAAATGGCTATTTTTGCAATATGTTATGCATACACATTACAAAAAGTGCCTATTTTGTAATATCTTTATTATTAACTCGTACCAGCCCACCTAGATAACCCAATAAACCAGCACTTATTGTTGTAGATAGTTCTGCATTACCATAAAAAATAGCCGTTATTAAAGCTATTACAAGCCCTATAACGACTACTAGATTTACTATATCTAGTTTTTCATATTGCATTCAATCACCTCATTAGCTGTGTAAGACCTAGTACAATGCTTGTACAGGTAGCTACTACTCCTATAAAACCAATAACTAAGTTCTTAATAGAAATGATATGCTTTTTATCATTTTCAAGCTCTTTTATACGCTCAAATGCAACATCAATTTTTTTACTATGTCTATCTAATCTTTCTGCGTTATTTTTTTGATTAGCAATTACAGTTTCAACCAATAATGTTTCTATTCGTGTAGTTTGTACAGTCAGTTCATCAACTTTATTAAAAAGCACACGTATTGTTTCATCAGCCATTTATTCACCTTCTTAAAACTTAATCTGATATATCAGTCCACCGATTGCAGTTGCTCCGATATCCGCCTTACTGAAATCGTCATCTATCAATTTTTCTTTTGCGTAAGCGAATAATGCAACCGTCGTTAGCGCTTCCAGCGTAGAAAAACCACAGTTACGCTCAAGTTGGTCTTGAATGATATAACCAGCACCAATATGAGCAAATTTGTCCACGCCTATATTATCTTGTATATCATGTAAATCATTTGCATTTACATTAGGCATATATAAAAAGAAGGCACAACACAATGCCAAAAATAATTTACGCATTGTCTGCACCTTCTTTATTTTTATTTATATTTTCTGTTGTATTTTGATATGCAATGCAATTAGGATTAGTACATTTACCATCTACTAATTCTCCTGCACAATATTTACAACGTTCTTTTCTAACAAAAAATGACATTTTATTCAACTCCTTCTTCAGCAATCTTATTCCTAGTTTCTTCATAAGCCATATTAAATTCCATAAATTCATTTTGTATAGATTTAATCGCTTCTGTATTTCCTGCAAGCGTAGCAGTATCTAAATCCTGTTTAAATCCTTCTTTTTGTGCATTGTATTCTACTTCTAAAGCAATTAAAGCTTTTGACTGTAATTCTTCTTTTGTTGGCTCTGGTGGAATATAAATTTTAGGTTTTCCTGTTTCCATATCTCTTATATAAGTATTTGTACCATCACCATTTACATAAATGTTATATTCTTCAGAAGAAATAATTTCTATAGTAGTAAGTTCATCAGTCGACATCTCTTTTACTTTTTGCTTTAAATCGTCTATATATTGTGTATTGTTTTTCTCTATATCTTTGGTATTAGCAAATGTACGCACAGACGGCGTTCCATCTGCTAAAAATCCCATACAATAATATTTAACATTTGTTGCCATTTTTTCACCTTCTAAATTAATTTAAGTTAATAATTCTATAGTTTTTATCAATTCATCAATATTTTTGTGCGTATAACTCTCTGTTACATTTTGCTGGGCATGCCCCAAAATTTTTCGTTTTGCTATTTCATTGGCATTAGCATTATCTAGTCTAGTAGCTAATGTGTGTCTACAATCATGTATAGTATGTTTCAGATTGCACATTTTCATAATTTTTTTCCAATAATTACAAAAGCTAGTATAAGTGAATTTTCTATCTCCGTTCATCAGCAGATACTCACCTTTTATACTCATATATTTTTTGATAAATTTTAAAATTTTACTGTGTATAGGTACATATCTTAATCCAGCAATTGTCTTTGATTTAGTAACATGCAGATATCTTTGTTCTAAATTAACATTTTGTTTAGTCAAATTCAAAAGTTCATTAATTCTCATACCTGTATAGAGCAAAATTAAGATTTTATCATAGAAAAATTCATGGGCACGTTTCCAAATTAATTTTATTTCACTTTCACTAAATGGCTTGTGCGGTCTAATCGGTTTATTTTTGCCAATATCTAATAAATCAACATAATCTTTGTCAATATAATCATTAGCTTTAGCAAATTGAAACACCAATGACATCAAATTTTTTACTTTTTTCTTAGTGGAATAAGATAAATTTTGTTTACCTATATTATCTAAAATACTCTGTAAATCTTGATATTTTATCTTATTTATAGGTATATCTTGAATAGTTATACAATGTTTAAATGCATTTTCATATCCACAAACAGTACTTAATGTAACATTATGACGATTTTTATGTTGTGGTAACCAATTATTATATACTGTTTTAAATGTAGGCATTGTCAAAACATCAATATCATACCTTATTTCATTAGTCTCTCTACTATCAAATGAATAAACCTCTTTTACCTCTGCTAATTGTGAATTTTGGGCTATATATTTTGCACGGTAAATACAAGCATCTTTATAATTTGTAAAATATGCTATTGCTGTTTGTTTGCCGTTTATAGTAATCACAAAAACATATGGTCGATATCTATTGCCATTAAGCTTTTTTATACAACCAAATCCGTTAGGACTTCTTATAAAATATTTCATTTTACACCTCAATTTTTGTTACTAACACGTTACTAACCTTAAAAATTTAAATCGCTAGATATCAATAAATATAGACTTTAAAATTTTGTTACTAATGATACTAGCAAAAATAGACATTTTAACCTTTTAGACAAATAAAAAAACATTGCATTATCTACAAACTCAATAATTACAATGTTTTTTTATATCTTTAAAATTATAAAAATTTATTGGGATAATCCAATTTGTATAACTTGGAATTTTACTTCTAAATTCTAAATTTGTAACTTCTACATAAATTGCTATACTAAAAAAATCTTTAATTTTCTGCCATAAATTTTTAAACATAATTTTCAACCTTTCTTTAAGTACAGTGGAGAGATATAGGCTTAGATGAAAATTATAATGGTGATTTAAGAACTATTACAATTACTACAGCAATAACTTTTAAAGAACATATACTATTTGCTGTAGCTATACCAGCTTCAGACATGGATGCTAATTTAGTAACTGTTGTAAAATTTTCAACTACTAAATTAAATTCTATAGATGTTTTTATAAAAGGAATAGTTACAGGTGGAAGTAACGGACGTGTTAGAGTGGTTTTTATAGGAAAATAATTAATATCCAATAGCAATCCAAAAAACATATTGGCATCCTGTATTAAAAATAACATCAAAACTATATATTCCAGGAGAAGTCCATTTACCAGTATAATATACAGGTTGATCTTTCCCACTATTAGGAAATATAACCATGTTTGATGCAGTAGGAAAATTTATATTGTAATTTATTGTATATGTTGTTGTATTTGTTGTATCTTTAACCATTCCCCACTGTCTAAATAAAACCAAATGAAATCCATAACATGCCATATTTCTCATTGTTCATATTGTGAATTATTATGAAACTATTAGTACTTTGTTCTGTGTTAAAAAACGTATTACATGTGGCAGGTTCAGGTTCTGCTTTTAATACATTAGCTAATGCTATTCTTATTTTAAAAGTTAATGGCATCCATACTGTTTGCAAACCATTAGAACCAGATGTATATGATGTTCCCCACTGTAGAATTAGCCCACCAAATAATATTCCCAAACAAACATATCCATTTTGAGCTATATTATATCTTATTTCTAACGTTTCCAACCATGTGTTTATCTGTTCTTGTACCCATTCTAATATCTTGGATTTTATTTTGTCTGTTGTAGTTTCTGTTATTCCTAACAGCTCTTTTATTACTTCTTTAGTGTACGTTTTAACTTGATTTTTTATATTATCCTTCGTTACTGTTGCTACACCAAATACTTCAGATATTTTTTCTCCAGCATATTCTTTTATCTTATCTTTTATTTTTGTAGCATTAACTGTTGTTATATTGAAAAGTGTTTTAAATAAATTTGTATGCGCTGTATTATCTTCGTTATGCTCATTAAGATAATGATTTAATACTTCAATAGATACAATACCTGCTGGGCTTATTTCTACATTTATAAGTTCAGCATTAGATATAGCAACATTTGTATCAAGTTGTATATTTATTGGTGCTTTCGTTTCTGTTATTGCTGGCACCCAATCAGGTTTACTGTCAGATGCGTATTGATATAAAATTTCCCCTTCATCTGGGTCTTCGGCAAATAAAGCCATTTCTTTAGCATAAAAGCCAACATTTACATTTTCGTTTGTTAGTATTCCTGTAATTACACACAAACCATTATCCTGAGCTTCTGCCATGCTTATATCTATTTTCAATTCTTCATGTTTTAGAGCTGTTAACGCTTGAGCATCTTCATTATCTTCCAAGACACCACTACCTACAGCCATTTTAGTTACTTTTAGTAATGTTGTTCCTGCTTCAACTTTTGCATGAAGATTTAAACCTTTTTTTGTCAAAATTCCTGATGACCATACTGACATTATTTTCACTCCTCAATAGAAGTGGCTATATCTAATTTTTTAAACTCATATATAGCCACTTTTGTTTTTATTTTTGTATTTTGTTGTATATTTTTTATATAATCTAATTTTAATTTATATTGTTTAAAGCTATTTATATTACTAACAAATGATAAATCTTGCATTATATGAATAGCATTTATTGTATTTGTATTTATAGTATATTTTTTAAATATATTTATATATGGTTTTATAAATATAGACTGTCTAAATGTTGTATTTTCTAAATATTTAGCGACATCAATGTTAATTTTTTTGAATTGATTTATATGAGTACCTAGATAAATAGAAGTTTTTAGACTAGAATTTCCCAATCTATTTAAATTAATCTTATAATGTTTAAATTGACTTTGATGTGAACCAATATATATTTTATTATCAATAGTTCTTAAAAAGCCTAAACCATCGCACCAGGAACGAGTATTTTTTATCATATATATGGCTTTTACTATTTTATTTAATGCTTCAATACTTGGAATTTCACCTGTTATCATGTCGATTTTAAAATGATAAGGCTCTCCATCATAATCAAACCATTCAATAACTCTAGCGTTGCCAAATATGGTGGATATATAATCCTCTAATACACCTATAGACCCCTTATATCTATGCCATTTAATAGAATTTTTAACAGCATCTCTTTTTTGTTTTAACGTCCAAGATTCATCAAAAAAATCAACATGAAATTGCCATGCTAAAAAATTTATTATTTCTTCTGGCAGATTATCTATATTGGCATATATGGATAATTTTTTATTATTCTCTACCAGTTTGTTTAATTGCACATCTAATGCATCACACATAGCTTTTACAAAAGGATCTCTTAATAAATTAGGTGGCATTATATCACTAAGTTTTAAATTTTCTAACTCAGTCATATTTAACACCACCATAATTAATAGTTATTTTATTTTCTTTTGCAACCTGAGCCTTTGTATCGCCTTGATGTATTGTGGCTGCACTTATAGATGTATCTTTTATAAGCTCTGTATAAATTGGCTCTGTAACCTCTATTCTGCCTGCTCCTGCACTTCGCATAAAATAGACTAACTGGTTCGGATCTATATCTCTACCCAATGCAGATTTTTGCCATAATACATAATCTTCTCTAATAGATTTTTCTATAGCTTCTTTTAAAGTATTTTCTTGTTCGGCATCATTAGAGTTTATATAGTATTTTACATTTATGTTATATTCAACTTGTTCTGGCTCTATAACCTCAACTTTATCTGTTAAAGGCCTTCTATTTTTCTCATTTAGAATTTTTTCAGTTTCCTTTATTAGTTGTCCATTAGGAAGCTCTCCACCTTCTAAAAGTGGTCTAATATGTACCACTCCTGGAGTCGGAGAATAAACTGCTACATCAATAATCGCTGGAGAAGCTGTTTTAGTCCAAAATACATAACTTTCATCTGGTCCGGCAGTTGAAAAACTTTCCGGAGCTTCTTTTGTTCTTTCTCTTAAATGTTCATCTGTTTCTATTTCTTCACCACCGGTAGTAGTTTCCGTATTAGCAATATTAACTACAAATGGCAAATTATCTACAATTTTATTTATTTGTCCAGCTACATAATTATTACCAATAGTACCTGCTTGTGTACATTTTGCAATTCCTTCAGCTTCTAATTCCCCCAATTTTATAGTTATAGGTGAAGATATTGAAAAATATATTTTATCACCTGCAGTAATTCTTATACCAGCTGGAATTGTAACATCATAGTTTAATGTTGTAGATAATCTAGCTTCCACTTTCGTTCCTGCAAAACTAGCTGGTAACCTCTGAACATCTAAAAGATTTGCTAAATGCTCTAAATATTCACCTTTTGAAAAATATAATAAATTTAGTTTACCAGTTGTATCCTGTTGTTTCTGTATAAGACCTATATAATAACATATAGACTCTAAAAAAGTCCTTCTAGGGTCAGCTGGAGCTAATGTAACACCTAAATCTTTTTCAACTTGTGTTATTACTGCTTGTTTAATTTTTTCAGTATCAGTTTCAACAAAATTCAGATCAGTATTAAGTTTCATTTATCACACCTCTAATTATCGGATATAATACACCTTCTTTTGCTTTATTTGTTGTAAAATCTATACTTTGTACTGTAAATCTAGGTTCATATGTTGCTATTGCCTCAATTATTTCAGCTCTTAATCTTGCTTTTATTATATTTATTGGTTGGTCAATATAAGTAGTAGACAATCCAAAATTTCTATTTAATGGTACGCTATATTTAGCTGTAGATAATAAATTATATATATTCTGTCCTACCTCTAACACTACATTAGTTGGAGCAAAATCAATTGTTTGTGGAAGAGCTAGATTTATTTGTATTATTTTCACTTTGTTGCATTTCCTCTGGTCTTAATACATATTCTTTTAATCCAATAGATACATTTATTGCCTCAGTATTTCCTTTGTTATCTGTCCTAGTTATTTTTTCACTTAATTGCGTTATATATACCCTAGAATTTCTATCCAAAACAGGATAATCTCCTAAAATTAAAAATACTATTTCGCCTGTATCTCTCATATTTCTTAGCTTTTTTAATTCATCTTCAGGATTTGTACCAAGTGCTACATCTAACGTCAATTCAAAACTAAATTCTTCTAATCCAGGACCTAAAAATTCCGATACTGGTTTTTGTCCAATTATTTCATGCATTGCCCATCGCGCTGTATTCTGCCTTTGATAATTCTCTGGCGTTTTATAAGTTATTCCAGTATTATTAGTTTTTTTATTTAAAAAATTTCCTAATATACCTAAACCTTTACCACTATAAAAACTTTTATTACTAACCTCAAATATTACACTGCCTAAACTCCCTATCATGCCCATAAATAGCACCTACCCTGCAAATACATTTGGACTACCTGTATTATGTGTACCACTTTGCCCACAAATATTACAATTTGTTGTATCCCCTATTCGTGTCAATGGTTTACCATTAACAAATACACTACTGCTACCTGTAACACTGGTAAAAACTCCATTATGAGGACAGTTTGTAGAACCTATATCGCCTTGTCGATGTGCTGGCTTGCCATTTATAAACACGTTAGGACTTCCTATACTATTTGTCCCACTTCTCGAATGTGGACAATCTGGTAAGCCTAAATCACAAATCCCTGTTGTACTGTCTCCTACTCTTGTAACCGCTGACATCTAATCACCTCTAATCATTCAAATGTATTTCCTTACCGTTTATTTTTATTAAACCAACACAATTTATACTTAACGTGTGAGTCTTTTTATCATATTCAATTCGTGTCCCATCACCAAAATCCAATATTCTTTTATCAATATCAGCATTATTAGGAACTTGATTTACTTGATTAAAATATGTTCCTATAATACATCCTTGATTTAAACTAGTAACATTATTAGGATTCATTAGACATGTAACATAATCTCCTGGTTCTGGTAACCAGAAATCTTTTACAGTCTTACCACCTCTACCAGTTATTTGAAGTGGTCCTGATGTAATATTATCTTTATCTAAAAAAATTACAGTTGCCGTCATCTTTGTTGGGTCTACAGTAGAAACTATTGCATTTCTTATCAAATTGTTACTAATAGCCATTTAAGCACCGCCTTAAACTTAATTTTGTTGTCACTCCATTTCCCACAGAGCATGCAACATTTGTAATGATATATTTTCCATCAAAAACTTGAATATTTTTCAATGTTAGTGTTTGCCCTGCATAATAAAAAACAGCCGTATCAAGTTCAATCTCGGCTGTTATTTCTTCCTTATTTTTATTTCTTAATTCTTGTTTTGCTAATCTTTCTGCCTCTGCAATAGAAGCAACTTGTTTATTAATTTCTAAAGTTTGCCCTACTTCTTTATTAGGATCTGTGAACGTTGCTTCTATAATTAACCCTTTACCACTATCTAAATACTTCACATGACAGGCTTTATATATATCCCTCAACTTGCTATTAAAACTATAACTTATATTTCTAACTAAATTAAAATCTATTTCTCCTACAGGCTCTGCCTGTTCATATTTATACTCTTCGAATATTGCTATATTACCACTAGATACTTTAAGAGCCATACCATTATCATTGCAGAGTTTTTGTAAAAAAGCTAAATAACTTTCTTCAGTTATCTCTGCACGTTCTATTTCTGGATCATAGTCAGCAGAATAAATTAATTGCATATTAGTTAATTTAGCTATATCTGTTGCAATCTTGGATAGTGTATATTTTTCCCATGCTCTATTTTTATCTACTCCCCTAAGTCCTGAATTATCTGGTATAGATACAGCTTTTATATTAGCTATAGATGGTGGTCCACTTATTTCTATTTCATCTATTTCAAATTTTCCTATTGGAATTTCCATATCTTGAAAATTTAAACTTTGTATAAAACTAACCTCTAATGTATCTCCTTTGGTTGGATACCAGTCTCCACTCCAAAGTTTAAGGCTATTTTCTACCTCTATAGATAAATCATCAGCCTGATTACTAAGCGGGTCTGTATAACTAACATTTTTAAGAAAATTTTTTATATCTTTACTTATATCTTTATTATTATAAGTTATTTTAGGTATAACCTTTTTTCCAAACATCTACTTCACCTTTTCCATGGTGGTAATAAAGTATTAATGGGAGTTGTTATTTCTGGTAAAATAAGTTCTACATTCGCTGGAAATATTACATAATCTCTATATTTAAAGTTAGTTTCTATTAACAAATGTGTATATTGCTCTCCACCTAATTTATTAAAAGCTATTATGTCCCATGTATCTCCTTGTATGGTTTTATACTTACGCATAACTTAATCGCCTTTTTTCTTTATTATATTTTGCCATAAATTTTTTAAATTCCTCATACGCATCATTAATCGCTATTTTTACATCTTGTTTACTTATACTATTACCATCATTTTGTATTGTTATATTAGGTGCAAATACTATATTACTTTCAATATTATTACTAGATGTTTCTGCATATAATTTGCTTAAATCTAAACTGCTAAATGGTTCTGTATCTATTTTGGGCCATATCTCCATTCCTGGTATTTCCATACCCTCTGTATTTATCTTTGGATATATACTCATATCTGGTATAGATATTGCACTTGCATCTACTTTTGGCATTACCTCCATTCCTGGTATTGCCATATCCTCTGTATTTATCTTTGGATATATACTTATATTTGATGTAGTGTCTTTATATATACCTAACATACGGCCTGTTTTTTCCCACAAAGATTTAGACCTATCACTATTATTTATAGGAATTGCCATTTCTGGGCCATCTTCTGCAAAATATGCTAATGTTGGATTTGTTATTAAACCACCTTTTGCATACCCTTCAGGGTCTTCATCGCTTCCTATTATATTTTTAATAATTTTTATGGAACCCTCTATCGGATGCGAAAAAAATTCAACTAAAGAGTTCCACATTGCCATTGCTCCATCTGTAGCTTCTCTAATTTTATTAAGTATCCATTCTTTAGTCTGTGTAAATTCATATCCTACATACTCAGATAGATCAGCCGCTCCAACTTTGATATCCTCCCAATTTTGCATTAAATATAATCCAGCACCAACTAAAACTCCAAAAGCTAAGGCAACCCCCACTACTGGCCAAGATATAGCAGCAATAGCGGTAGCTGCTGCAGTAGCTGCTGCACTTATTCCACCTAATCCAGCTATAAAAGAAGCCGCAGAAAATGCTGCTATAGCTGCGCCCACACCACTGATAACAGATGTTAATACACTTAAATCTACATTACCTAAGAATTCTGTAAAAGTTTGTATTGCTGGAGTTGCCTGCTCTGCTAAAGGTGCTACAAACTGCACTTCTATAGTTCTGTATAAATTAGCAAAAGCTGTGTTTATGTTATTAAGCTTATTTTGTGCTATATCATCCATTGTTTTAGCATTCATGTCTACAGCAGAATTTGTATCCGCCATAGCAAGCACAGCTTTTTCTCCCATATCTTCCCACATAGTGCCAAATAAATTTACGCCAGCTTGATTTCTTTTTACTGGGTCTTCTATAGCTTTTAATGCATTAACTGTTTCTATAAAAGCTTCCTGAGCAGAATCTCCGCCTTTAGCAAATTTTTGTGCCATAGTATCTGCATTAAGTCCTATAGCTTCAAATCCTTCTGTGGTTGTTTTACTTCCGTCTTTGACCCTAATATTAAATTCCTTAATAGAATCGCCTATTTTATCCACAGACCAAACACCACTTTGCGCACCAGAAACTAATATATTCATGAAGCCCTCTGCATTAAATCCCATTTGTTTAAACTGTACGCTATATTCATTTAAAGTGTCTAATAAATCTCCATTTTTATCTGCACCTAATTGCGCTCCTTGAGCCATAAGAGTATATGCTTGTTGTTCACTAACACCAAACTGCTCCATCATTACTTTAGCTGCACGCGCAGATTCTGTTACCTCCATACCAAAAGTATCTCTAAGTAAAATAGCATTTTTAGATGTATTTGCTAAATCATTTCCTAAATTTCCCATTATTTGTTGTATCTGACTTGTTGCTTGTGCTGCATCTTGCATATCTGCAGTAAGTCCAGATACATAAACACTTTTAACAGCCTCCTGTATATTTTGCCATTCTTCACCTGTAGCCCCTGTCATGGCCTTTGCTTGTCCCATAGCTTCTTGATAAGCAGATATATCTTGAATAAATGTACTAATACCTAAGCCTGCTGTTGCTCCTGCCATCATTCCTTTAAATCCGCCACCCATAGCACTAATAGATGCTGAAGCACTTTTATATTCTTCTTGTTGTTTTGTCAGCTCTTCTAGTGCTTGAGTTTCTTTATTAATTCTAGTTGCAATACTAGCTGAATTAGCACCGAATGAATTAGCAGATATAGTACCAGCTTTATATGCAGCTTCTAAATCCTGCATAGCCTTCTCTAATTGTTTTAATGTTTTATTAGATTGACTTATTTTTTTATCTGCATCTTTAAAAGAACCTGCAAAGGAAGGGTCGAGTCCACCAAGAATTTTAAAAGCAAAGTCATATATTTTAGCGTTTGCCATTTTTTCTTGCCTCCTTGATGGCTTTAACTTCCATTTTTAATATTGTACTTGTAGATTTTACCCATGTGTATAATTCTAAAAAAGACATACTCATATACACATTTATAGGTGTATTAGTATGCCTAGCTAAAATTATTATATTTTTAGTAATAAAATTTTTTAGTTTTCCTGTGTCTTTAAAATCCCCAAGCACATATTTATAAAAACCCTTGCTTTAGCTTTAACCTTGAAAAAGTCTTTTGCCGGTAAATCCCTAATAATAACCGAAGATACACCTGCCGCTTTAGCTGCTAAAGCTCCTAAATATTCCGCACTTCCTTCTGGATAAATAACAACCGTAGATAATTCTTTTTCTACTTCAATTATGTCATTCCCTGTCAAAGACTCAAAATCAAATATAAGTTTCTCAATTTTCTTTTCACCATATTCAAGTGGTTTATCTAAAATCAATTCAAATCTATTCATTATATACTCCTATCCTACTATGTCATTAATTGTTTGTCTTAAATCTGTCCCATCAATTTTATAAATGCCATTTAATACATCAATTTCAATCTTACTTTTTTTATCTAACCAAACTTTATAAGACTGTAAATTCATCTCTACTTTTAAACTCATTGTTGAAGATATCTCTATATCTCCCATTTCAAAAGAAGATGTCATTCCTGAGGTTACTGCTCTAAATTGTTTTTCTGTATATGTTTTTAAAGCAGAATCATAAAAATTTAAAGCGGCTCTCATTTCTAAGGTTTTATTACCTTTTAATAAATTAGGATTTTTATCTGTTATCCCTCTAAAAGTTAAGGATACTGTCATGTTTTCAATGTTTGTTTCATTTACAAACTCCATTGTTCCCATGACACCCATACCTTCAAGAGTCGTTTTCTTTTTCTCTATTGTTGGAAGCGTTACTGTAGCAATGCCAATTAATTCCATGTTATTATCTGCATCATATATTTTGGCATCTTCTATATGTGTAGGAAACATTCTAATCACTCTCCTTAAGCACTAAATAATGTATCATAATATGTTACATCAAATTCAAGAATAAATTTAATATCTTCAGCTGGAACGCAAAAACCAATATAAGCATGATATTTTACCTTGCCATCTATTAAATCTGTAGTAGGATTTTCGGATTGTAAAAATTCTACCCTACCACCTAAAATGATTTGCTGTGCTGTAAGACCAGCCAACCAATCATTTGCAGAATTTACTACAGTTTCTACAAATCTTGGTCTCATTGGATTATCTACTTTAGAGAAAAATGTTGTTTGTAATGTATTTCCTACCCAATTCATCATACGTCGGCAGCAAATCCATCTATCTTTAGGGTCACTTGTTCCTGGATAAGCTGCAGTATTATTTCCCCATAATTTCCAGCCATTTTTATTTATTGCAGTAACTACACCAATACCATTTAAGTAATTCGCAATATCCTGACCAAAAATCACTTCTGTTCCATCAGATAATACTAAGCCATCACCAGCAATACTTTCATTACTTGGAGATTTAAATGGAACATCATCATAAGAAGCATCTGTATTTAATGTTACACAAGATGCTAACACTGACATATGATATGTTTTTTCTCCCAAAGAAATTTTAGGCCAATAAACAATTAAATTAGGAGATGTAATATTATTTTGGTTTTTCCAATTATTAACATCACTGTATTTTTTTACTGTAGTTGTATCCGCATCTATTAGTGCTATGCATCTAAAATTCCCATTAATATTTTCACATTTAGCTTCCATTACTGCAGCAACCTCCGAGTTACTGCTCCATTTTGGAACCACAATTTGACCAGGTACTAAATTAAATAAAGGATATACGTCAGCTATAACTTCTAACCCTTCTGCCTTATTAGTATTTACGTCCACACCGCCAATTATATCTGTTTCATCAATTTGTGTTGGGTCAACTTTATCATATTCTACATAAATATGGTCTGTAATTTCTTCATTCAGAATATTTATTACAACTTGATTATCTTCATTATATGAAGCAGTATAATCTTTTTCATATGTTAAATATTCTCCAGCATCTTCTTTTTTTATCTTTAGAGTATTTAAAATAACTGGGTCTGTTAAAATTACTTCCTTATCTGTAACTGTTTTTTGGGTACTTTCTACACTCTGTTTATGTTTAGTTATATCCAAAACATTTACAAATACAACTGGACTAATACTATTTTTACTAAAAGCAGCATCCATATATTCACAAAGTGTGTAATTTTCCCAATCCTCATCATATCCAAAATTAGCCACTGCTTCATTGTAATTATAAATAAGTGTGGCTTTATTAATTGGTAATTCTGTTACTGGTGCATTAACTAAATGTAACGGAGCTGTACCAATAACTACAGGAAGCCCTGCACTTACTTCTATTGTTGGCACTAATGAAGTAGCCTGCTCTTGTATAGAAATCCCATGTTGATATGTTGCCATTAATCATTTGCCTCCTTAATTGTTTTTATTAATTGCATAAGTGCCTGATATTCTAAAGTAGCTTTCTTTTGTAAATTTTTCTTGGCCAAGCTTAAATTTTTGGGTTCTACAAATAACATTTTTAATAAACTGCATTTTTCAAACAATCCTTTTAAAGGTGGATAATTATAAGGAATTCCACCTTTAAAGGTTTTATTATTAAATAATCCATATTTTAATATTGTTGGTCCAATATAAGTAGTTGCCTTATTTTTAACCTTATTCATAACCATAATCATCTATTATTAATCCTTCTTCCTTTATAGATTCAGTTTCATATGTTGCTTCAATTACACCTATCCACATCGGTTTTGGTTGTAAACTTTCTTCTAAAACTCTTGTATTCATTGGTAAAACCATTCGTGCATCTTTAAAATGTCTATGTTTCAAAAGTGCAACTCTATTTTTTTCAATCCAGTTATAAATCAAAAGATACGCATCTTCATCAATTTCTTCATATGTCAAAAATGTTATATACAGTTTAATCTTAGACACACCACCGATAAAGTCTACATTTTCATCTGTAGTTTCTGCCGGTCTTACAATTATTCGTGGACAATATTCTTGTCTTTTCACTGTACTAATATTATCTGGCAAAAACCCAGTAACTACTTTTACAGCTTTTTCCTCACTATCATAAATTTTATTTGCATCTTCCAAATATTTAGCCACTAAACTTGCCAATTCTATTGATTGCATCTTTACTCCTAAGCTTGTTTATTTAAAATATTAGAAATTTGCTTTTCTACATCTTCATTAAAAGTTTTTTGTACATTTAAAGTAATATTGGCATGAATTTCTGGATTTTTAGCCATATATGAAGCAGATGGTCCATAAAACTCTCGTATAAATGCACGACCTTTTGTTTTTCCTGTACCTCTTTTTTTTCGTCTTGGTTTTTCTGCTTTCAAATACTTATGAATTTTTCCAGCACTTCCATCTTGCCAACGTTCAAAAATGTCTATATGACCTGATTTCATTTTCGCAACAAAAGCCCCTAAAAATTTGCCTCCACCTTTTCTTTTTACTTGGGCAAATGGTACTTCTCTAGATGGTTGTGTTGGCGACATTTTAAAATTATTAAGCCCTAAAACTTTACCTTTTACAGTTATAACTGCTTTTAAATCTCCTGCTCTAGCACGTTTTACATTAAAACCACTTTTACGAATTTGCTTAGAATTAACTGTATAATTTTCTCTTATTCCTCTAATTACACCTGTAACAGCTGTACGAGCAGATTTATTTATTGCATTCGCAATAGCTTTATCTGCACCTTTTGGTACACCTATAAGCATTCTTTTTGCTCTGTTTATACTACTACTATCAATTATTAAACTCATGGTTTATTAACACCTAATGTTATTTTTAACATACCAAAATTATTTATAATTTCCTGTACATAATAAATTTTGTCATCTAGTTTAAATATTTCCCCTTGTCCTGGTTGTTCATCTAAATCTTTTGCTACACAAAAAACATTCAAAACCTCCCCACTAATGCCTTCATAACCAATATTTTGTTGTACAATTCGATCTTTATCTGTTAATGCTTGTATACTAGCTAAACAATAAGAACCATTCAAATTGTGCATTTCACCTAATTCCCGTGGATTTAAAAATATATTTTTAAAATCTGCTTCAACCATTTTTCCAAATTTATTCATTTTTTCACCTAAAAAAGGACTGCTTTTACAGTCCCTTTATACCTATCCGGCTGAAATTATATTAACATTTCCTAATAATTTAACCTGTGCTACTGCTGTAGCTGTTTCTTTTTTTAAAAAGCACATTCCTGCAGGTACATCTGTATTGGTTTTAGTTAATTTTTTACCTGCAATATTCCAATAAAGCATATCTCCTACTTCAAAAGTTGTAGCATCATCTGCAGGAAGTTCCCAAACACCTTCTAAATTAACTGTTCCCGTTTCATTTTGCGGTATTTCCATCTCCGCCACGCCAATACAAGCAGTGCCAACAGGTACAACATCATAATATGCGATATCAGCCCCTGTACTATTAAGGAAATCAATTTTTTCACCAATCTGAATAAAATCACTCATCTTTTGTACCTCTCTTTCTTACGCCTGACCTGCATTTTTAACAAAAGCACGCCAATCAATTATATTAACGCCATAATCAATATAGATGCGAAAATCCATACCAAGATTTTTAAAAGATACCTGACTATCTATAGTCGGACTATTCTTACCGTTCAAGTATGTTACTTCAATACCGCCACCAGCAAGCATCGGATCAGCTGCCAAATACCAAGCTTTTTCACTATACTGGTCAAGCTCACTGTCACAAATAAGTGTAAGCGCATTTCTAAACGGATTATTTACACCACTGTTTGCACCTTGCGGGTCTGCTGTGGACTGTAAAAGTTGCTGTGCTTCTGTTTCCAATGTAGACGGTACAATCAAAAATTTCGGTGCAATATTTAGTTTTTCCTTACTGCCAATATTAGTAAAGTTACGCATTAACTTACGAGCTTCTCCGAGCGTTGTAATACTTAATTTTCCTGCTGTACCGAGATTTTTACGAGCGGATGTAAACAACGTGGATGTATCCGCCAGCGTTTTATAAACCAATTTGTTGATACCTAAAACAGCGGCATAAGCATATTTTGTCGGAATTGTCGTTAATGCTCCCAAATCATCATTTATAATTGCTTGACGTGTAAGAGACCATGCACGACCATAAGTTAATACTTTAGCTCTCGCAGAAGCTTCTTTTAAGGTATCAAATTTAAATTCGCCACTTTCTTTTATTTCTAAAAGTTCTCCAGCTTCACCAATACGATAGCGCGTTGCTTCCTTAAAATCCTTATTATTTCCTTTACTAGTCCACGTTTGATATGTCGTATTCGCCATAGCATAAGCCTGTGCCATAGATTTGTTAGCCACATTACTTAAAATACCTGGAAGAGCTCCAGTGCCAGTCATTGCTACACGTGCCAATTCCTGTACATCCATAAATTCAAGATTTCTTAATTCTGGTTGCTCTCGTTTTACGCAATAAATCATATAATCACGGATACCAGCGCCCATCAATTCAGTTGCGCCAGGTGCTGGCTTTTCGATATTAAAACCCTCACGCATCATAATGGCATCCGTTGCTGCAGCTCTGAATTTTTCTCTTTCTTCTGTACCAACCTGTGCTTTTGCTGTATTAGATGGTTTATTATCACGCTTAAGACCTTCTAAAATTTCATGTTCCACATCACGGATTGTCATGCTTCTATTGGCCAGAAATTTATCCATTCTTTCATTCTCAATGTTGAACTCTCTGCATAAGCTTACAATGCCTCTTACACGTTCATTTTCCGTTTGTCCTTCATTTTTATCTGTAAGCGGCGGAATATTATTTGCCTGGCTACGATTATTACCTTCTTGCGGATTTGTGTTTTTCGATTCATTTCCCAGATTATTATTTGTTCCCATTCCTATTTCTCCTTCTTGCATATTTTGCGCCCTGCCGACACCCACTTCGGAATCTGCCGGCACGGATACAATAGATATCTCATATACATTCCAACGAGTTGCAATATATGCTGGACCCGTTATACGGCCATTTGTAGAAACGGCACCCTCCTCGACTTTTTCCCATACATCTACAATGTAGCCAACAGAAACGCCTTTTAAAATGCCTTTTCTTACTTTCTGCCATACCCTCTCCGACTTCTCATCATCATCGAAGTACACTTCAGCTTTTGCCTTTCCGTCTTCTATCCATGCACGCATTACCTTCCCGATTACTTCATCGGTATCATGGTTGTATAAAAGACAACAAAGACCGTCTTTTATACGCTGCATATCTACACTTTGCGTATCAATTTGTAATATTTCACTACCGTACCAACGTCTTACCGGCGTTTCCGATGCAAAAGATAATACGGCCGTTCGGTTTTCCTCATTAATTGCTTCCTGCGTCAGTGTTATTTCCCTGGTTTGTGGTACTTTCTGCACTGTTGGATTTACTTTCTGCTGCATTTTCTTCCTCCTCATTTGTCTGTTGTTTCGGCGCGGTGCTTATTGCACTACCGGAGCTAAAATTTATACCATATTTTTCTTCCAGTGCTTTTTTATATGCCAAAACTTTTGCTTGGTCCTCCAATACTTCCTTATAATCAAGCCCTGCTTTGGCACAAATATTTATAACACTATCTTGACCTGTTTCCATTGCTATTTTATTGGCATTAACTTCTTTCTGCGGATCAATCCAGCTCCAACCTGGAGCTATCCATCGATGTGCAAGATAGTCTTTTTTCTTTTCCCAAAAATTTTTTACATTAAGTGTTCCAGCAAGTATTGCTGAAATAATAACTTCTGTATAAATTTCCATTAAGAAATGTTCTATAAGCCACATTTGCCAATCTGTAAAATTCTTTTGGTCCTCCAGTAAGTTCTGTCTAGCACTAGAATAATTTACATTACTCATGTCTCTACTAGCATTTTCGTAACCAATACCAAGCGCGGATGCACCCATGCGTTGAATAGCAGAAATATATTCCTTAGCATTTTGTGCCTGCCCATTCGGTACAATAGAAGTTGCATCATCCCCTGGTTGCAATTCAAATATCATGCCGGGTTTAATCTCCGTTATAGGATATTTTTCCCGCTTTTGTGTTGGTATATTTCTTCCAAGACCGCCAATCATAGTAGGCAATTGCCTTTTAATAAAGACAGTAAAGGCCGCCTGTATTTTTTCCTTTAATGAAAGCGTATGAATATAATCATCGATGTCATTTGTTCTGGTTAACATCGATGTTGTTTCACTTATTTCACGAATTTGAGACGGTATCTTTTTATCGAACAAAAACAATACTCTTTGTGCTGGTATTCTTTCTGTTTTTCCTGTGTCCCATCCGTCCGGCGAATAAACTTTAAGATGATAAGCAACGGGCTTTTGATATCTATTTATCTCCACACCGTTTATAACCATATTGCCATTATTTCCGGTTAATACAGCTGTATCCAAATCGTCCACTTCTCGGAGCTGTATCTGAAATGGATATTTTTTATTGCCGTTGTATGTCTTAACAATTAAAATACCGCCGTCTATAATTCGACGGCGGATAATCATTTTACATATTTCTCTAAAGCTAAGCTGCCCCGTTACCTCACAATTACGAGGTTTTGCCCATTCAGAAAAAATTTTTTCCATTTCATTTCCAAGTTTTTCATCTTCTATCTGTGATTGAACCCTAAAACCTGAACCAACCACATTTCTTTCATAAGCTTTTATAAGAGACTGCATAAAATCAGAATTACGCTCCCGATCTCTTGCTCTAGCACGAATAAAATCTCTTTCGGCTTCGTTCAACTGTTCAGCTTTGGCATTATACGGAACCCAACTGGCAGAAGTATTAAAAACCTTACCGGCATCATATGCCTGTCGTATTCCCATTCGCCAGTGCATACGCTTATAAGCCCAGCTTGGAGATATATAATTTATTACCTTATCTAATACATTCATTTGTTAAACACTCCTACAAATACACCTCCATTATTATTTTCATATGCCAATTCTATTTTAAGTTGCCTACGCTCGGCATATAGCGTGGACAAGTCCTCTCTTGTTACGCTGTATGTACCAAGATTATAACTTTTTACGCCTGTATTTTCTAAAGCATAAATTGCTTTATCTATGGCTTCCAACTGTTCTTGTGTTGTTCGCATTTACTCACCTTCTTTTATATCTAATTTATCCAAATGTCTTACGTGCATTAAATCAGCCGCCAAAGAAGCATATACTTCACAGTCCCAATAATGATTTTTAGCATGGCTTGTTTTTGGTACCCATGTATAAACTTCCCTGTTGTTCTTTATTTCTACAATTTTATGCTCGCTCGTCATTTGCTCGGCATATTCAATTTCTGTATCAGCATGAAACATGAATGCACCATATTGATACATCGGTCGTTTTAATTGGGATGCAATAACATCTTTGTATTTATCTACATTTACAAGATAAATAGTCTGCCCAAGTCCCGCCTTTGTCTCCGTTACACTTACATTATCTATTACCTTTTTTCTAAATCTGCCCTCGGATTTTACGTTAAACTCACCTTTGCAGGGGATTACCACATTTCCCATAAGGCTCTGCATTTGCAGACAGTAGTCATAAACTTCCTCAGTCCTGTACCCGCTATCTATAACGCATAAATCTATCTGCCAACGTGGCTCTCCGTTTGTATCGCAAAAATATCTATCCATTAATTCCGTAAGTTCATCAAAATTTTTAAGAGAACCGTACTGTATATTCTGGCTTATTACGCCAAATCCCCAAGCACGTACAGTGTAATAAAGATTGTTTTTCTGTACGTCCACGCCACAAGTTATAAGCTGTGTAAAGTCCGGAACACAACCCTCTTGTATTTCCGTTCGCCTTGCTAAAATTTGATTTGCTTCAAGTTCAGATGCAGTATCTTCGTAGGGCATTCCAAGCCATGAGTTTACAAAATTCTGCATATCTATAGGATCATTTTTACTAGCCAGAAATTCTCCAGCCACATCACCAAAAGTCAACCATGGAGAATAAATAGAATTAATATGAAATGCTACAGATTTTGCATGACCAACTGTTTTATTTTCTGAAATCCATTTGCCACGTTTTAGCATCTGCATTTTATGTCGGTCATCAATACGACTGCCACATTTATTGCATACATAATAAGCAGCCGCTCTAGCTAAAGTTATATCATTTTCTCCTTTTTCATTTTTTGGCCATTTTATATTACTTAGATCAAATGTCTGATATTCTCCACAATGTGGACATGGTACATAATAATGATATCTTTTATCTGCTTTTTCCCATGCTATCCATATTGGGCCACTCTTAAAAACTGGTGTAGATGTTTTAAAAATCTTTGCATTAAAGCGATTTTTAGTTCTTTCTTCTGCTAATTTTAATGGACTAGCTTCTTTTTTAGCTCTTTTAGGAAACTTTTCTAGCTCATCTATCATAATATACCTACTAGACCAGCTTGCCAGTTTAGAAGGTGACTGAGCAGATGCAAAAAATATAAATCCACCATCAAATTTTAAAAGCGTATCTTTACTTTCATATTCATTAAATTTACTTTTCAAAGCAGGTGAATTATCTAACATTTTTTGTAATCTAAGCTCTGAAAAATCTTTGCAAAATGTGTCATCAGGTAACACATAAATAATTCTATTTGGATTTTGGTCTATAATGTACCCAACTATATTTAATAATGCTTCTGTTCCACCAATTTGAGTACATTTTAAAAATACAATTTCTTTTATATGCTCATCATTAAAGCTGTCCATTATTTTTTTAAGATATGGAACATTTGCTGTTTCCCATGGTCCTGGTTTATCTGTTTCATCCGCAGACAAAATTCTATTTTTATCTGCCCATTGACTAACAGTTAATTTTTCTGGTGGCTTAAATGTCTGCATAGCCATAGCAATTATCTTATCTAAAGTCTGCTGTGAGCTATTACTTCTTTCTACTAGCCCCCGTTTTAGATAACTCATTTAAGCACCTCTCAATTTGTTTATCGATTTTCTCTTTTATCAATAAAGTTATCTCCGGATATTGAGAACTCAAGTCCATTGCTATTTGATTGCTGGTAAAAAGCAAAATTGATTTTATTTTTCCGAAACATTCCACCAGCGTTTTATATACTTCCGCCGATGCAATATACTTACCATTTAAAATATCGCGTTGAATTTCCGTCATTTCTGCTTTTAACTCCCGATACCGCGCATCTGCTTCTAGTTTTCTGGCTTCTGGACTGACGTTTTTCTGTTGTTCATAACGCCACAGCATTAATTGCCTTATATCCCACTTACCACGCCCTACTTTTGGCGCGCCTTTTTTTGCCCAATTAGATAAAGTATCACGGCTTATCGAAAAAAATTCGCAAGTATCAGCTGTTGTATAAATAAATTTGCTCTTTATTTGCTCATTTTTTTCTTTGGCCATGTTCTCACCTCAAATCTGACAAATTTATAAACTTAATAAGCAAATAAAAAAGTCCGTCATTAAAAGGCTTTTAGCTATTTTTTACACTACCAAAAGACATTTTTATGCAGACTTGTAAGGCAATTTTTTTCAATTTTTGAGAAAAAAAGTCCGGGGTCACGGTCCCGCATTAGTGTACGGGCCCTCTAGGAAGTACCTACGAACTTATCTATAAACTTTATATGAATTATTTTTATATTTTCCTTGTTCCTTATGGCAAGTAGATTTAAAATGCACCAAATCTCTAACTGTAAAAGTTTTATTACTATCTCTTGTATAACCTAAACACTTGCCATACTTAAGTTTAATCTTTCTATGGGTACAGATACCATTAACATTGTAATAACATTTAGATTTGTTACATTTAATTATTGTCATTTACTCACCTTCTTTTATAAATGAAAAAGGCAATCAATATTAATTGATTGCCTTTCCCTGCCAAATGTCCTTAAGTCACGCTATTAAGTTTTGAGTTCGTTAGTAACCTAGAAAAGAAATACCATTGATTTATAAATTTTATTTTTTCCACAATAAAAATTATAGCAGTTACTTTTCCCATATTCAATGGCGTCTTTTTTCTAGCTTTTTCTATTTGCTAATATATACATATCTTTAATTAATTTTCTCAAAGCCACCTGCGTAATATAAATATCTCCATTAGGTCTGCTGTCTATCAACTCTATTATTTCCTTACCTTCTACATCTGCTGGTGTTTCTATTTTGCAAATATGTTCTTCTTCAAGATAAGTATTTATCATATCACTTGTACCCCAGCAAAGCCTTTTCTCTGAAACATTAGGGTCTGGATTTCTTGTCAATCTATCACTTATTATTTTTTTCTTTAAATGTATTTTCTTATATTCATCTTTAAAATTATTATATTCTTTAAAAATTTTATTAACTATCCCTAAAAAGCAATAGCTTACATAACATATGATTGTTAATACACCTATATAATAAATAAATTCTGTATTAATATTCAAATTGCATCACCGCCATAGAATTTAAGTATTAATATGTCTATTAGCTTTTTCTTATTTGCATAGATTGTTTTTACATCACAATGCAAAATCTCTGCTATTTCTTGTACCTTCCTATTTTCAAAAAAATACAATGGGATAATTGGTGCATAGCAATTATCCTCAATTTCCTTCAAGGCCCGATTTACTTCATTTATAACTCGTTCATCGCGGTCTATCTTTTTTTGTATCTTTAGACATTCAGCATGCCTAATTTCATCTATAGTTAATTCTGCACCCCACCATGCCTGAGCAATATGAACGGCTGGACTACTGCCAAACTCTTCTTTTTGTATATCTTGAATATCTTTTTCAAATTCTTTTATATTATTTTTTAATACGGGATATGCTTTTAATTTTTTTACAGTTTCTTTCCTATAATCTTTATCATTTGTTAGTGGCTTAGAAATAAATTCCCTCATTATTTCTTGGACTGTTTCTCTTATTATCTTTCTAAATTTATCCCAAAAACTATCATTGTAAACCATATTATTCCTCATCTTTTATTTATTTTTTGCTTGCTTTTACCCAAAAATTTAAGAACAATCCTCACTACAGCTCCAATTCCAATAAAACCAACTACAGCACCTAACATTATTCCAATTACAACACCCATTGTTACAATTAAAATATTCATAAATTCCATTATCTTCCACCTCTATTTATCTGTAATAAACACATAAGACCAATACCTATAAAAGCACCTATCCAACCGCCAAGTATAAGACCTGCAATAAACATATTAATTCTCCTTATATTAATCTTGTTTGTTCACGTATACCTTTTATATAATTTATAGTCAATATCTGCAGTTTTTCTAATAATTCTAATTCGTCTTTTTTATATCCACCATTGTTTTCACTTTCTTCATAATTTCTAGCAAAAAAACATTGTTTTATATCTCTATATCCTAATTTATATTTCCCCTGCAAAATAGCTTGGCTTAATTCTCCGTATTTATTCCATTTAAATGTTACTCCTGTAATAGTAATTCTATCTTTAAGCGAAACAGGAAATTGTAATATTCTCCGACCTGCAGACTGCAAATTTAATAATGTTTCATAAAAATCTATTGTTGCTCTCTCTGTATCTTCTAAAGTTATTTGCTTATCATCTTTTACATATTTTATAAAAATTTTTTCCTCTTTTCTGGTTTCTTTTAACTTCACTTCTTTTATACAAATACCATCAATCACTATTCCTGGTCTCATTTTTTACACCTCTTTTCATAATAGTTTTAAGCACTCCCAATTCTACAAGTTTAACCATTTTTACACATTCTTTTGTATAATATGGCTTCAAATAAGGGCATGGTTTATTCATTATGGTGCAGATATATCCACCTATATCTGCACTATATTCTGTATTAGTACACCAATATTTCATTTTTCACCGCCCCAATCCGCCACATCAAAAGACTCCTCTTTTTCATAATATTTACGGTTTCTATTTTTATTAATACCTTTATCTATCATAGAATCTGCTGTAAAACAAAAATGTTTTCCAAAATGTTTTTCTAGTAAAAATATATTTTGCTGTGCTGCTTGACTGATATCAAACAATTCTAAAGCAAGCTTTTCAATATCTACATAAGTTAAAGTCTTATTTTTTAACTTTCTATCAACATTTGTAAATTCATTTTGTTGTTCCATAAATTCTTCAATAATTTTTAAATTTTGTTTATATAAGCTTTCATTAGCATATTTATAACATATCGGTAATTTTCTATGCTTAAATCGTTTATTACTCATTTTCCCACGCTCTTTCTTGATATATTTTCAATCGCATACATAGATGTTCTCGAAAATTATCATAATAACTCCATTTAGGTGATTGCCAATATTCTGCCTCTTCTATATGATATCTAAACCACATTTTAAGACCGTGTTTTATATCTTTCTTAAATAAAAAATTTTTAAATTCTACCCAAAAAACATATCTTAAATGAGCTATTATCTCGTCCCAATTATTAAACGGCGTTCTTTCTGGATTCATACAAAATTCTGCATATTCTTTTTATATATCTAGCTTTCATTTTATTATCCTTTTACATATTCAATGACGTTTTCTATCTTTTGACCACTTTCTAAATCCAGGAAATTAACTGCACCATTAAAACGAACCTTATATTTTTTTAAATCCGCTTTTGTAAAATATTTCCTATCCCATTGGTCTTTGCATAACCGCCAAAGAGCATATGGCACAAAATAAAAATCATCGCTAATTCCTACACATACAGCAGTTATAGCTCCAAGTTGGTAATGTTTTTCTAACAAAGCTTCTTGATGCGAAGATAAGACTTTAAGTGATATTTTATCTTTCGTTGTTGTCTTAGCTTCAAAAATAATGGATTTTCCACCTTTTAATGTCCCTTGAAAATCTGGCTGTGCTTTCTTATTACCAAAAAATCTACCTTTAAACATTCCTGTTTGTTGGTCTTTTTCTTTTACACCAAAAGGCTCAGGTATTTTATCTATACAAGCTCGCCCTTCATACAAATAACCTAAACAAGCTGCTGCTATCTGATTTTCAAAAATTTTACCTTGGGCATTATTTTTTGTATTTATTTCACTTCTTGTCCTAGTCAATTACTCTATACCTCTCTTTACCTACATAGGAATAATACTCTGCTAACTGTTTTAAAACTGTGGCATTATCATGCCATGCTTTAACTAATCCATAGCTAAGACCTGTATCTTGGGATATTTTTCTATATTTATATATATAATCGTTACCTTTTTTTATTAGTAAAATATTTTCTTGATTTTGCCTCTTACTCTTTTTTAATTTTTTATAATACTCTTTTGCCGTAAATATTCTTTTTTACCTTCATATCTACAATAATCAGAGCAAAAAACTCTTTTGCTTTTCTTGTTTTAAAAACTTTATTACAATATTTACAAACTACCTCTTTTGCTTCTTTTCTTAACATGGCTTTCCTCAGTCCATTCTTCAATAATTTCTGGTATATCATCATCTGTAAATATCTTTCGGTATTTACTTTTATACAAGTTCCAATTAGTGCAATCTGTTTTATACATGGTATATCTTTGCACTCTGCAGCACTCATAATGTCCGCCATTATCTGCCCAACCATAACCATCATATATAGAATTTTTATCTATTGTATAACCTGTTAAAGCTTTAGGTATATTTCTCCAAAATCTGTTATACTTAAGTATTTTTTTTACAACTAATGGCATAATAAGATTTTTAGATGCACAAAAACGTTTCTTATGCACCTTTTCCTCACCATAAAACTGTTCCCTACTATTTTTTATTAAATAACTAGCAAGTTTTTTATATTCTCCGCTGTAATCTAAATGTCTTATGGTTACACGTGGATACTTAAAATTTTCTGTACCTACTATTTTTTGCCATGCTTTAGTTAATACATCAGTATCAAATTTATTAAGTACAATGTGGAAATGTATCATACCTCTTTTAGTTAGACCTGCCACAAAAATATACTTAAGTTTTTTACCATTGCGCTTATATATTTTTCTTACAGTATCCAAAAAGGTATTTATATTCTTTCTTGCTGTAGCAAAATCAATCAACTCATATGGTGGATAACTAAGCGTTAGAAACAAATCACCTCCACCAAAATTCATATTTAGTTTGTATCTGCAGTTACGCTCGGATTTTTTATCTTGATAACGCAACTGCCTTAATGGTGTTTTCCCTAACGCTGGACCATTCACTATTTTTTTACCAATACGTCCACTTTGATACCTAGACACATCTATGAAGTTTTTACCATATACCATTTGCTGTACTAATGCCATATTTAACGTCTCCTTGGTTTATATTTTCCTGTTAAAATAATACCTTTAGCAGGTCTATAAAACGCCCAATCGAACGCTTAAAATTTGACTTTAGTACAACCCTGATTTATAATTTTAATTGAATATATGAGGTTACACTTTTAGCCCTTAGATTACGACCAATAATCTAAGGGCTATTATCATTTTTTAAGCAATAATCGGAACAACTTCATTTATACATATCCACTACAGCTTTAAAATCTATATTTAAAGCTTTTTTTATTGTTTCTAATCGGTTACTATCTAACTCAATAACATTAGTATCTCCGATATCATTTGTATATTCTAATGTCACATTTATGATTTTTTTACTCCTATAAAACTCATCTTCTTTAGTAAATGCCATCTCATCATATGCTTGACCATCGGCATCTACTATTTCATCATTATCATTTATTTTTATTTCTAAAACTTTATCATCGATTTCTGGATTATAAATCCATACTGTTTCGCCTTCCGCCAAAAGTTTAAAGGCTTCTTTCATGGTTATACGTTTCATCATGTTTCACCTTTTTAAACATTTTCTATATCCTCATATTCTTCCCAACCATTTTTCTCAGCTATCTTATCTAAATAGTCCTGTACTGCTCCTTTTTCCTCTAGCCATTTATTGCTAGAACTGCGGTATTTATGACCACCAGCTTTTATTGGTCCTGCTATTTGTTTAAATACTGCATAGGTTTTACCTAGACCAGCACGAACAAAATAAATATATTTACCGTCTGTATATATCATCATTTCACCTCATTTTTAAGCAATTAATGTACACCACAGACCCAGCAAAAAGTATATATAAAAAGGGGTATTTTTATTTGTCGTGTATATTACTGGGTAAATGGTATACATTAACCATAGTTATAAATATTAGTAATATAATAAATATGCCAAAGCTTTTTTCTAGCAGGTAAATAGCATTTAACTACTATCTACCTGCTTTTTTATTACCAAAAATCAGCTGGCAATTTTATCTTTTATTACTTCCGTTATAGATGCACCATTAGAAATTACATATCCTTGCATTATCCAATAAATTTGTTTTTGCTGTTCTTCACTTAATTTGACATAAAGATTTGCAGCTTTTTTATTTCTTTCATCTATTTCTTTCATTTTTATCTCTCCTTTAATTATTTTATAATTAAAATATTAGTTAAATAATCACTATATAATTAAAATAACATTTAATGTTCATAAAGTCAATATTTAATTGCTTAGTGATTAAATGTATGATAATATTTTAATTAGGAGGTATCAACTATGAATGTAAATGATAGAATAAAACAAATTAGAAAACATTTTGATTTATCACAAGCTGGTTTCGCTAAAAAAATAGGTGTTGCTTCATCTTCTGTTGGAAGTTGGGACATTGGAATTCGTCAAGCAAAACCTGTTCATATTACAGCTATTTGTAATGTTTTCAATGTAAATGAAGAATGGTTATTACATGGGACAGGTGAAATGTTTAAAAAAAATCTTGATAATAACCCAGCCTTAACACAAATAGTTAAAGATTACGATTTAAGTACAACTCAAGCTAAATTTATGAAAGCTTTTTTAAGCCTAACTAATGAACAAAAAGATACTATAATTGAAGCTATGCAAATAATGGTTAATGCTACCTTTGAAAAAGAGCAATCTATACAGCCAAATACTTATAATTCTTGTAATGATGAAAATTTAAGCACTGCTGAAAAAAGAGCTTTAATTAATCGTGAACTGGACGATGAAGAAAAAGTTTTATAAATGGCAAAAAAGGAAATATTATAAGTTTTCATGCTTATAAATGGTTTAAAAAATATTATTAAACCATTTTTTATTATGTGGTAATAACAACACCATAAACAAGGAGTTAAAATCCATGACCATTGGTGATAGAATAAAAAAAATACGTAAATCCAAAAATCTTAGTCAAGCAAAATTTGGTGAAAGTATTGATTTAAAACAAACCATTATTGGACAATATGAAACAGGCGAAAGAAATGTACCTGAAAGAACTATAAATGCCATTTGTGAAAAATATAATATTAATAAAGAATGGCTTTTACACGGTACTGGTGAAATTGAAAAAAACAACAGACAAACTGCACTAGAAGAAATTACTAAAAAATATACTTTAAATGATATGGAAACAAAGTTTATTAAACTTTTCTTAACATTAAATAATAAAGATAAATATTTAATACTAGACCTTATGAAGCGTATAAGTGATGATAAATAAATATTCTTCTTATAAAAACTACTAACTAAAAAAGACCACCTAAAAAGGTGGTCTTTTAATGTATAAATAACATATTATATACACAATAAAAACATCTATTAAATGTATATTAAACATCTTTTTATATATTATATATGT